TTGGTTGGTCAACGACCATGACGTAGAAGACAACCAGCTTTTACGCTGGGGGATTCAAAACATGGGGCTTAGTTACGATATGATCTGCAATAACCCAAGAGAGGGTTATCGCCATTGGATCTTAAACAAGAATATCGCAAATAAGAAACTTAATGACTTCATCAACAAGTGGCTTACGGTCAATTTAAATTCTTTGATTGTTGACGAGAATCGTTTGCCCGTAAACCTATCTGATAAGAATGGAGTTATTTATTATGGCACTTATCGCAAATGGAGAGCAGAGTCGTTCAAGAAATTTTTGACCGAAGGCGTTTATCTTTCAGCTTCCAATAAAAACTGGAAGAAATTTCAAGCAATTGGATGTAATTGTAATTATATCCCAAAGCTGGAGTGGAAAAAGAACGAAGAGGATCTCCGTAAGTATAAATATTCAATTTATATGGAAGACGAGCATACTCACAACAATTACGCTTTTCTTGCCAATCGTTTCTACGAAAGTCTAATGGCAGATGTCGTTATGTTGTTTGATGCCGACTGCGCCAATACTATTAAAAAATGTGGCTATGTTATCCCAGATAGTTTGATAGTAGACGGTGAAAGATTAAAGCAAGGCATTGTTAATTATGCCAATTCACTTGCTTTTCAAACTAATCTAATGTATCAACAGACTTTTATTCCTCAAGCAATCGAAGAAAAAGCGGCAGCAATTAATCAAATAAAAGATTTTATCAAATGAAATTCTTAGCAAGATTTGTCGTACCAAATAAATCAGCAACTGGCGTTGGGATAGATTTGACAAAAACTTACCCAATTGACGTGATGACCAATATGGACTATTCAAAAGAATTTGTGATCATTTCTGGTTATGATTTTGAACGTCCATTTCTTCTTGAGGTAGTTGATCGCCAGTTTCTTGAAGATAGGATCGTGATGCGCGGCTGGTTTAATTATGATTATATCGGAATGGAGCCTTATCTTTTTAAGGGAGCGATTGAACTTAGACCTATTTTATGATCAAAACATATTTTCCTACTTGCAACATTGAACTTATTGCCGACAATCCTTGCCGTGGCATAAAAAGTCAAAAAGTCACTCTTTACAAAGAAGAACAGTTCACAATTGTAAATAAGCAAAAAGATATGTTTAATGCCGATGTTGAATACTGGATGAATCCTGATTGCTGGGTTTTGAAAATTACACCGGATATTTTAGAAAAAATAACAGAGGGATAAATTATGATGACCGTAAAAGAACAAGAAGATAAGGTTTATAATGAATTTTTAAACGTCAAGGAAAGTTTCGAGCGCATTCTGAAAAAGAAGATCAACAGATCTAATTTTATTGATGCGATTGTTGAAGTTACTAAAATTGCCACTCAAGAAGTTAGCGGCGAAGATCCAAACATTCAAGACAGCGACAGGGAAATTATCAATAAATTTTTTACTAATTGCCAGCAGTATCTTGCTGATGTTATTTGGAGAAATACCAATAGAAATTGTTTAAATATAAATATTTCTTACAAAAATGAAGCTTTATCCACTTGGAATATGCCTATTGACATGTTCTTTGAAAATAAAGATGTTTATGGATTAGTAATGGCGATGATGGTAAAGTCTCTTAATGAGTGCCTAATGGCTTATTTTATAATGCCTCAAATGCGTCAAGCGGTTATGGAAGGCGACGAGGATGCGGTAAAAGCTCTTTATGATTCGTTTAATCGGCCATCTATGCAGTCAACGTTGGCAAACTTAAAATTGCTTAAAGAAAATTTTCCAGATTTTTATGAATATATTACCACATCGCTTGACGTCATGAAGCTTGAAGAAATGCAAAAATTCATCAAAAATAAAAATGAGCCTACAGAAAGCAATAAAACACGGCAAAGAAAAAAGAAAGCAGTATCGCGGGTCAAAAGCGTTCGATAGTTCTTGCCGAAATCACGGATCTTGTTCTTGGTGCGAGGGAAATAGAAAATACGGCAACAAAAAAAGATTTGCTGAAAGTCAAAATAAATTAAAAGACTACGAAAACGAATAAGTGTAAATAAACCTATGAAATGGGTTTTATTTATACTATTAGTTCCATTCGCTTTAGCCAGCGATATGGTTCATTCGTTTAAATCGCCCGCTTTTAATGGAGTTAATTTCTCTGGTCATATAATTACCATAGAAAATTTGGCTAGAACTAGAAAACAAAGTATAAAGGATATTGCGAAATCAGAACTAGAACAGGCTAAAATTCAATCTCAAAATACTCCGTTAAATAATTTTATAAATAACCTTCAGGCTAGAATTTATTCGCAATTAGCGGCGCAAGTTACAGATCAAATATTTAATGCTGGAGGAGCGAACTTTGGCATTATAAATCTACAAGGAGGAGCAACCGTTACATGGCAAAAGAACGGAGATATGGTTACTCTTTTCATTGTTGACCCCGCCACAGGGAACACGACACAAATACAAGTTCCCGTAGGCGTTTTAGCACCTGGAACGTAGATGAGGTGGCTTTGCGTGCTACCTTTGGTATTATTGGTTGGATGTGCGTCTTTACCAGAAAGGCCGCAGATCTTAACTATGCCTAAATTACAGCGGTCTCCGCTTGAGGTGCAGCTTAAAAACTTGCAGCCGCCAGACTCTCCAAGGATGACTATAGCGGTTTATGCTTTTGCCGACAAAACTGGACAAAGAAAAACGGTTGATTCTTATGCGTCATTTTCTTCTGCGGTCACTCAAGGAGCAGAAAGTTGGCTGATAGACGCTCTAAGAAGCGCGGGAGATGGGCAATGGTTCCAAGTTTTAGAGAGATCAAGCTTGGATAATGTAATAAGAGAAAGACAATTAATAAATCAAACTAGAGAAAGCTTTCAAGGCAGGGATGCAGAAAAGCTTGCTCCAATGTTATTTGCTGGAGTATTAGCCGAAGGTGGCATCATAGGTTATGATACAAACATATTAACAGGTGGCGCGGGGGCAAGTCTTCTTGGCATATCTGGTAGCACTCAGTATAGAAAGGACGTAGTTACCATATCTTTACGTTTAGTAAGCGTTCAAACTGGCGAAATACTTTTAAGCGTAGCGGTAACTAAAACAATTTCCAGCGTAGCAGCGTCAGGCAACTTGTTTAAATTCTATGAGCATGGCGTAACACCAGCAGAATCAGAGCTTGGATTCACGGCAAATGAGCCTAATACAATTGCTGTTAGAAGCGCCATAGAACAAGCCGTAATAGAAATAATAAAGCAAGGGCAAGAAACTGGACTCTGGAAAACCAAACCCCAACCACAAAAACAATGAAACTCAAACTAACATTGATTTTCGCGCTGTTGTTCTCCTTCGCTTTTGGGCAGAACCAACTGTACGTTAATCAAATCACTACCTCGGGCAACACAACTTTCGTTCAAGTTGGTTCCCTTAATAAAATCGGCTCATCCCAAACTCCTAGCGATATAACTGGCGACAATATTCTGTTTGAGATGAGGCAAATAGGCAACAGTAATAATACTGATTTTTCAATCATTGGAGCGAACAATCTTAAATTAATTACTGTAGCCAACGGAAATGAAAACATCCAAAAGATGTTTTTCAATGGTGCTAACAACAATATGAATTTGCTTTTTACTGGTAATGGTAATTCATTTTTATTAAATAAAGATGTAACCGTTGATCACACTTCAAATACTGATACCTCAAAAGCTACATTTAGCAACAGCGATATAAAATTTAATGTAACTGGTAATTCCAATACATTTAAATTCGGAATAGAAAACGGCAAATATAATTATATCGATTATGTTGTTACTGGTAGCTCAAACATCATAAAGTCAACTCAAATTGGAATGGTAACTGGCGCAAGCGCATCAAAAGATGGTCACGAACAAACTGTTACCATTACTGGTGGATCAAATGATTTGACAATCTATCAGTCTGGTGTCGAAAAACAATTGTTTAATTACAATCTTACTGGAAGTAATAATACCGTCCGTATTGTTCAATCAACAACTGCCGCATCACCTTTGATGACTTTGACACCAACTTCCACCACTCCTATTGCTGGTGGCCCCGCTCAAACTACAGCAACAATCGCTCCTCCATCTAATTAATGAGAATAGCCGCTATATATTTATTAGCGGCTTTATCTCTCTTTGCTTCATCTGGAAGTTTTACTGAAATAACCGGACCAACTCAAATAACCAGAAAAGACCAGAAGATTGAAGGTAAAGTCAGCGTTGGCGTCGAAATGTACGATGTTATCGAAACATTGCGGGGTCGCGCTGGCATTACCTTTGAAGACAATACAAGAGTTCAAGTAACCGAATTCTCAAAATTAAGGATAGATGAGTTTGTTTATGATCCTGCCAGCGGCAAAGGCAAACTCGCAATGAAGGCAACGTCTGGTACAGTTAGATATGCTTCTGGCTTAATAGCTAAAAATAGTAGAGAAAATATAAAAGTTCAAACACCGACAGCAGTAGTTTCAGTGAGAGGAACAGACTTCTCAATGACGGTATCGGAGGACGGCAAGAGTTTAATTGTTCTTTTGCCGTCCATACCTTTAGCGGCTGGAATAAAGCCTATTGTCGGATCTATCGAAGTTGAAAACGCTGCTGGCAAAGTCGTTATGACTCAGCCTTATCAAGCTACATTTGTAAACTCTAGCTTTAATTCTCCGACTGCCCCAGTTATTTTAAACTTCCAAGACGAATCGAAGATAAACAATATGATTTTAATTGAATCGCCAAAATCTGTTACCCAAGGCAGCAAAAACGCCAAAAAAGAAACGAAAGAAAAAACAGATGATTCAAAAGATGATGACGATGATGGTCCCAAGAAAAAAGAAACAAAAACAGAAATTGCTCAAGTAGAAAAAGCGTCAGAAGCTCCAGCAGAAGCTGTAGCGGCGCAAACAGCAGCACAAGAAGCTCCCGTTGTTGTGCCAGAAACAAAACTAGACATAAATGCAATTCAGCCGCAAGTTGTAGTTGCAGTTGCCGAACAAGCTGTTGCAAAATCCACAACGACTCAAACTGCTGCGCCAATAGTTGCTCCGACCGCATCGTTAACTACTGCAATTGCAGTCAGCAAAGGATTCAAAGCAAATGATGGTAAAACTGCCACACTGGAATTACGAACGGAAAAAAATGTAATATCTTATACCGCCAGATTAAGCGATAACGTTAGCGTATATGTCAACGGAGAGCTTTATAATTTAAATTTCGGAGAAAAGTCAAAAGTCTACATAACCCAAAAATAAAATGAAAAGATATAAGCTGTATTCGTTTCTGGCATCAATATCATTGCTTGCCTGTTTAGTTGGGTTAAGGATAAACGATCCATTCTTTATTGAAACTGCAAGACTTAAAACAATTGATTATTACCAACGAACACAAGAGAAGCAAATAAGTGAAAATATAATTGTTATAGAGATAGACGAAAAGACACTAGAAAAAGAAGGGCAATGGCCGTTTCCTAGACAAGTAATATCTAATTCAATAAAAAAAGCTTTTGAAAACGGCGCACAACTTGTTGTGTTGCCAATTATTTATGCAGAAAAAGACAGGTTTGGTGGAGACGAAGAGCTAACCGAAACACTAAAGAAATATCCTGTAATATTGAGTCAATCTGCCGCAAACAAAGGTAAAGGTCAACCTGTTCCAAGAGGCGTTGCAGTAATAGGCGAAAACATAAACGATTGGCTTTTCGAATATAATGCGGCAATCGGGCCAATTAAAGAGCTTGGAGAAAATGCTGCTGGCGTTGGAATGTTATTAACTACGCCAGAAATTGATGGAGTAGTTAGAAGATTACCCTTAATCGTACAAATAAACAAAGAGATATACCCAACGATACCTCTCGAAATGCTTAGAGTGCTTGCTGATGATCCCAGCTATCAAGCTAGGGTAAATCAAGGTGGATTAGATGCAATTCGCGTTCCCAAGTTTAAAACAATTAAAACCGATGAACACGGTCGCGTCTGGATTAATTTTAAATACAACTTCCAATCAATCTCATTCTCTGATGAAGATTGGAGCAAGATAAAAGATAAAGTTGTTGTGTTTGCCCCTACCGCAGAAGGATTATCAAACACTGTTGCGACTTCTGTTAATATAAGATATGGGTATGAAATTCCTTTATTCGTGGCTCAAATGCTTGCGGATGACGCCAGATTAGAAAGACCTAGCGATTTTAATCTATATGAAATAGTTTACGGAACATTAGCTGGTCTTTGCGTAATATTAATATTAATTGGAGGTAGTTATTGGTTGGCCGCACTGCTTTCATTAACTCTCGCCGCCGCACCTGTTACGTTTGCATTCCACTTGTTCGCAAGTGGAAAGCTTTTTGATTATAGCTGGATACTGATTACCATTCTTTTAACGTTCACGCTTTCTGCTTTTCTGAGATTTATAAATGAATTTAAACAAAAGCAATTGATTAAGAAACAGTTTGGAACTTACTTGGCTCCAGCACTCGTCGAGAAGTTACAGAAAAATCCCGGTCTTCTTCAGCTTGGAGGCGATGAACGGGAACTGTCAATTATGTTCACTGATGTTCGTGGATTCACAGCAATCTCAGAACACTATGGTAAAAACGTACAGGGCTTAACGCAAATAATGAATCGCTATATGACCGCAATGACAGAAGCGATTCTTCTTAATAATGGAACTCTGGATAAATATATTGGTGACGCTCAGATGGCATTCTGGAATGCACCGCTCGACGATCCAGATCACGCAAAGAACGCTGTAAGAACAGCGTTGCAAATGTTAAAAAGACTAGATTTATTCAATGAAGAAATATCAAAAGAAAACGTCCCGCCATTCGGCATGGGATTGGGAATTAATACTGGCAGTGTGGTCGTTGGCAACATGGGTAGCACTCAGCGTTTCGATTACACTTGCTTGGGTGATCACGTTAACTTAGCGTCAAGACTAGAAGGTCAATCGAAACCTTATGGCGTCCGAATAATACTCGGACCCAGAACTTACGAACACGTTAAGGATAATTATCTTTGTTTCGAACTCGACTACATAGCAGTTAAAGGCAAAAAGGAGGGCGTTAAAATCTACACTGTTCTTGAACATGATCTGGGCATAGTTGAAAAGAAATCTATAATTGCCATGCACCACGGTTTCCTGCAAAACTATCGCAATCAAAAATGGGATGAAGCTATCATCTTGGCAGAGTCTCTGATCAAACATAATAAAGAATTAAAAAAATATTACGAGATGATGATTGAAAGAATTGCAGAATTACGCGAAAAAGGATTGACAAAAGATTGGAATGGCGTTTACGTCGCCACTTCCAAGTAATGAATCAATTTGTAATTTTAAATCCCCAAGAGCAAGCTTTGTGCAGATATTTAGCAAAATTACGGCACAAGAATGCCCGTAATAAGAACGTAAAGAACAATAAGATAGGCGGTCAGAGCGATGAAATGACTGATCTTGAAGGGATTGGGGGCGAAGTTGCTTTTTGTAAACTGTTCAACCTTTATCCAGACATCTCAATAGAAGTAAGAAATTCTAAAACAGATAAGGGCGATGCCATTCTTAATGGATTCGTCATTGATGTTAAGACTACTAGATATAAAAATGGAAGGCTTTTAGCCGCTCCGTGGAAAGAGCCTAGCGTGGATCTTTACGCTCTTATGATCGGGCAAATTGAAATGGGCTATTCATTCAAAGGGTTTATGTCATACACTGACCTAGCTAAAGATGAAAGGTTGCTTGATTTAGGGCATGGAAAAGGATATGCCGCCGAACAACATGAATTGGAATTAGATATTAATAAATTTAAATACGAATTACAAGAAAGCAAATAAGTATATGAAATTTGAAATAATGCAAGGCTGCACAACCTACAACTTTTTAGTTGATGGTAAAAAATTTACCGAACTTTCGCAAGAAGAGCAAGGTAAAATTATTGATATTGTTCTCTCAAAGGTGAAAGACGGAATTCTCAATAATCATATTTCTTTTCAAGGAATCTTAGAGCATTTTCAGTATGATGAGTATGAATCAGGAAATAAATGCGAAACTTGCGGAGATACTCCAAGTAAAATTACCATTAATATTCAATAATGCCATATCTCAACGCGAATATTCCTGTTTTCACTGCGTATTTAAAAAGTAATTTTTTATACAACGATGAAAACGAAAAAACCGATTACATTCTTTGCGAGGTTTTCGGCGTAACTTCGTTGACAAGACGATGCCTGTCCTTTCAAATAATGACAGAATACGGTTCAAGGCATGACCGAGTTCCTATCCATTATCTCGTCAATGAGCCAATCCACCAGAATTATCCGCTTGATTGGCTGCAACTTTGGGACTGTTATTCCAACTGTTTATCAGTTACCAGATACGAGTATCACAAAAATTCAACCGCAAAAGTTCAATTAAAAAACCGTGAATGGGTCACAGGCAAATATCTTTTTACTATTGATTGGCACGATAATCCAGACGCCGCTTACGGTTACTCTGAAATGGCTGGCGGTCACAAGTGCGGCCATTTAATTTGGGGGTTAACAACTAGCAACGGAGAACCAGTTAATCAGCTTCT